GGGCGCGAGCGAGTATGCGGTGAGTTATGCGTTGCATGCCTGCGACCAGGAGCGGGCGACGGTGCTGTATGTGTTCCCCACGGAGGGGCACGTGAGCGACTTCTCTTCGGCGCGCATCAATCCGGCACTGGAAGCCAGCCCGTACCTGAGCAAGCTGGTGATCTCCGGCGGGTCGGCCGAGAAGCGCGGGGCGGACCGGGTGACACTCAAGCGCGTCCGCGACCGGTTCCTGTATCTGCGCGGGGCGCAAGTGTCGCCGAGCGGCAACGCGCCGCAGTTGAAGTCGGTGGACGCGGACAAGGTGATCTTCGACGAGCTGGACGAGATGGACCCGCGGGCGCCGGTCATCGGCGTGAAGCGGTTGGGTCACAGCGCCATTGCCGGCCGGCTGGACATCTCGACACCGACCTACACCGGCCGGGGCATCCACGCCCGCTATCTGGAATCCGACCAGCGCGAGTGGTTTGTGCGCTGCGACGCGTGCGGCGAGCGGCAGCCGCTGACGATTCAGAACGTGGTCAGTGAGTGGGATGAGCTGGAGCGGCCGGTGGCCTGGCACGGGATGAAGGGGGGGCGGGTCTGGGCGGCGTGCCGCAAGTGCGGCCGGGAACTGGACCGCCTGGGGCGCGGCGAATGGGTAGCGGCGTACCCGGAGCGGCCGATCGCCGGTTTCCATCTGAGCAAGCTCTTCTCGGGGACGGCCGACCTGGGGGCGATACTGGCGCAACTGCGGAAGACGGACGAGACGATCCGCAAGGAGTGCTTTAATCAGGATTTGGGCCTGCCCTATCGCCCGCGAGGCGGGCAATTGACGGAGGAGATTCTCGACGGCTGCCGGCGCGATTACGGCCACGGGCCGGTGCGGGGCGAGCGGCCGGTCATGGGCGTGGACGTGGGCAGCATGCTGCACGTGGTGGTGCGCGGGCCGCTGAACTCGGAAGGCGAACGGCCGCAGCGGTTCGCGGGCGAGGTGGCGACGTTCGACGAGTTGGGTCGCCTCATCCGGCAGTACCGCCCCAAGCGCGTGGTCGTGGACGCCATGCCGGAGACGCGAATGGCGCGGGCATTGCAGGCCGACTTCCCCGACGGGCTGGTGTGGCTGGCCTATTACACGGAGGGCAGCAAGGACGAGGGAGCGGTGCGCTACGACCAGAAGAACGGGACGGTGCTGGTCGACCGGACGCGAGCGCTCGACGCAATGCTGGAGGGGTTCTCGGAGGTCGTGCAGGAAAACACGCTGCCGGCCGCGGCCAGGGGCATCGGTGACGGGGATTATTACCGGCATTTGACGGCGCTGGTGCGGGTGATCGAGGAAGGCGGTCGAATCGGCGCGGACGTGGCGCGATACGTGGCGGAGACGCCGGATCATTACGCCCACGCCGAGAATTATTGCTGGGTGGCGTCCCAGGCGGCCAAGACGCGGACGCTGGGGATGGCGGTCGGCCGTGGAACGAAGGGTTGGTAGTTACAGAGGACGAGAGTGCGGTTAGGAGAGGGCAAGAGATGGCAACTTTGGGACAACGGGTGGGGTGGTTTTTCAACGCGCCGGCGGAGCAGCCGCGCGGGCCGCGCAAGGTGAGCGTGTCGTCCAGGACGCTGGCGGGCGGCCGGTCGCGGGTTACCCACAACGGCGGCATGCACGGCGGGGCCTACGATGCCCTGTGGGGCGTGGCGGTGCGACCGGATCGGGAAGTGGACTGGCGGGCGCTGAATCTCGACGCGCAGACGCTGGACCGCATCGGCACGGCCGATCTGGTGCAAATGATGGCGGATTTGTCGCCGGAAGTGAGCGGGGCGCTGTGGCACTTCATCCGGTTCTGCAATCCGGGATGGGAGGCCAGGGCGCTGCGGCCGGGGACGGAAACCGAGGACAAGGTCGGCAAGGCCAGGCTGGATGAGTTCATGAAGACGCTGGGCGAGCGGCACGGCGCGCCGGACGTGGTGTGGAACATGTTCTTCATGACGGCGTTCCTGCGCGGCGCGTTCTTCGGCGAACTGGTGGGCGACGAGAACGGGCGGCGACCGGTGGACCTGGTGGCCATCGACCCGCACGCGGCCGAGTTTCGGGAGGTTGACGATCCGGTGCTGGGCAGCGCCTGGCAACTGGGGCAAACGTGGGCCAACCAGTTCCGGCCGATCGACGCGCCGACGGTGCGTTACGTGCCCGTGGACCCGGTTCCGGGCGTCGCGCCGTACGGCCGCTCGCTGGTGACGCCGGCGATATTCTCCTCGCTCTTCCTGCTGTCGCTGCTCCACGACCTGCGGCGGGTTGTGGCCCAGCAAGGGTATCCGCGGCTTGACCTGGAAGTGAAGCTGGAGCAGTTAGCCGAGTCGATGCCGGCGGATATAGAAGACGACCCGGACAAGCAGGACGCGTGGGTCGAAGGGGTAATCAACGATGTGGCGACGATGTATGCCCAGCTACAGCCGGATGACGCCTACGTGCACACGGACGTGGTGAAGGTGAACCGGCCGGTGGGCGCGGTGGACGCGTCGAGCCTGGGGGCGGTGGACTCGTTGATCCGGGCGGTCGAGCGCATGGCTATCCGGGGATTGAAGACGATGCCGCTGCTGATGGGCAGCAACGAGGCGGTGAGCGAGACGCATGCGAATCGGCAGTGGGAAATCCACGTGGCGGGCATCAAGGCGCTGCAACACCTGGCGGAGCAGATGATCGGGCACTTGCTGACGCTGGCGCTGCAGATGCAGGGGCTGCGGTCGGTGGTGGAGTTCCGGTTTGCGGAGTTGCGGGCGAGCGAGGCGCTGCGGGACGCGCAGGCGGAGGCGGCCATCATCGACAACGCCAAGCAGAAGTACCTGGCGGGGTGGATCAGCCAGGAAGAGGCGTCCCTGGAAGTGACGGGGCACGCGGCCGACCTGCCGCAGCCGCGCGTGATCGACATCGTGGGCGGCGCGGACATCGTCGACCTGAGCGTGGCGGAGAGCGGGCAGGAATTGCGAGGACGGCCGGTACTGAGTTATCCGGCGCTGTCGCACCCGGACCCGGCGCGGCGAACGGCGGCGCTGGCTGAAAAGATGGAGGAGCGGGAAGACTGGCGGCGGGCGCTGTTCGCGGAGATGGAATCAGCCAGAGAGGCGCTGGAGAACGTGCTCGCGGATTAATTACGTGTAGGGCATAAGGAAAGGAACGGAGCTATGTACGATTCGGACGAGGTCAGAGACAAGGTCAGGCAGGAGATGTTGGGCATGGCGCTGTCGCCGGCGGCGAGCGTGTGGCAGCCGTCGCCTGAAGAGCGGGCGGCGCTGGCCGACGCGCGGGTGGCGTTGAGCCGGGAGTTACAGGCGGTATTGGCCACGTTGGGCGTAGCGGCCGAGCGGGCCGACCGGCTGGAGCGGTTGCGGGCGGTCGTGCAGGCGTGGGCGAGCGAGTTCGTTTTAGCGCTCGAGGAGTCGCTGCGGCCGCTGCTGGAGCGGCTCGCCGCGGCGCTGGAGGCCGTGGGTGGGCGCTTCCGCGAGCTGGCTGAGGCGATCGGGTTGCTTGAGGAAGCCGACGCGCCTGAGCCATTTCCGTGGCAAAAGCGGCCGCGGGTCCCGGACGTTCGCGCCGCGAGATCGGTAGACGCGGTGGCGGCCGGGCGACATCCGGCGATGACGATGCGGACGCGCATCCGCGGAGGGCGGCGATGAGCAGGGAAACGGTGAGGATGGCCAGGCTCGGCATTCGGCCGCGCGCGGCCGTGATGGCGCCGATTGCGCTCGCCGAGCGGGCCGAACTCGCGGCGTTGCGGGACAAGGTGCTCGCCTTGCGGGGCGACCTGTCAATGGCGTGGGCGCAGCGGAATGCGGCCCAGGCGGCATTGGACAAGGCCAACCGGGATAACGACGCGCTGCGGGCGGAGTTGAGAAAGGCAAAGCAGACTGCGGCCGTTTTTGAGAAAGCGTACAAGATTACCAGCTGGCAACTCAACGGATTTCTGAAATCGACGCCAGTGTTCAGGATAAATATAGGGAACGACGGTGCGCTCGAATGGGAGGGGGAGAACGAAAGCATGCTAAAGGAATGGGAAGACATTGGGACACGCAGACCCGGAGTCGTGCCCACAAATTGTGAGGAAGAACACGGGGAAAACTGAACGCGATGAAGGTATCGGCGAATGTGGTCAACGCAGCAGAGGCAACCGGCAACCGTATGACAGCCATGTACATTGACGAGCTAGAAAAGAAAATAAAATGGCTCGAAGCATATAACGAAAAATATGGCGAACAACCAGGAGAAGAGGACACGGACGAGCTGGCATGGGTGCGCCGGCAATTGGCCGAGGCCCGGGCGCAGCGGAATGCGGCCCAGGCGGCATTGGACAAGGCCAACCGGGATAACGACGCGCTACGGGCGGAACTCAGGAAGGAGCGAGCGCGGGCGGATGACCTGGAGGCGCTGTACCGGGCGGCCGACCGGTCGATCAGTCGATTTATCAGCGAAGGCGAGACCAGGACGCTGGTCGACAGCATGGCAACCTATCAATGGGAGGATGAAGAAGAATGAAAGCAGCGGCGAACGTGATTGCGGCGGTAGCATGGATCAGCTTTCTCGGGGCCTTGTGGTGGCCGTTGGTGGCGGGCGAGATGCCGCCGGTCGGCGCGTGGTTCGCGGCGACGGCATTCTCGCTGCTGGTAGGTTTGGTGGTGCCGGGCTTCCTGCTCAATCTGGAGGACCGGTTGCGACCGGTGGCGCGCGGCAAGCGAGAGGAGATCCGGATGACAACGCGCGGGAAGCGAGAGGAATGACGACCATGCTCCAGGCCGGCGCGACCAGTAAGAAGCGTCTGGCCGCGGCGCGGTATCACCTGGCGCTGACGGCCGGGCTGCCGCTGGCGGGCACGCGCTCGCCGGCGGACGGGCCGACGGCCGGGGAACTGCTGCTGGAGGGCAGCCTGGCGCGGGCCATGCAGCCGGCGCTGGCGGAGATGTACCGGCGGCCGATCGAGGCGAACCTGACGGCGATGGCGGAGCAGGGCCGGGACGAGATCGCGCGGTCAGTGCTGGCGTTTTACCGGGAGCGGCCGGACACGCTGGAGCCGGCGCGGTCGGCGCTGGCGCGGTACGCGCGGCAAGGGTTCGAGATCGGCGGGCAGATGGGCCTGGACGAGTTGGGGCTGCCGGGGCAGTTCGCGTTGAGCGACGACCACATCGCGGAGGTCCTGACGGCGCACGTAGGCCGGCTGACGTCGGCGCAGCGGCAAGCGCAATTGTCGGTGGCGGTGACGACGGCGGACGAGATCGGCCGCGCGGTGGACAAGCAGCGCGAGGCGGGGCTGACGGTGGTGGACATGCTGCCGGCGCTGAGCGCGTGGGTGCTGGGGCGAACGGTGATTCGCTCGGCCACTATCGCCATGACGGAAACGGTGCGGATGACGCGCTGGGGCATGGCGTGGGCTTTTGTCGGCAACGGCATCCGCGGGGTGCGGCACGAGTGCGCGGCCGACGTGGAGCGGCGTTGCAACGGTCAGTGCCCGCCGTTGTGCGGGACGGAGTATGAGTTGGGCGGGGTCTTCAACCCGATGCGGGGCATCCCGAGCGCGGGGCAAATCCCGCTGCATCCGGGCTGCCGATGCTGGTACTCGCCCCTGACCGATGGATGGGTAAAGCCGGCGCTGATCTGGACAGGGTTTGCGCTGGGTTTGTTGAATGATTAGGAGAAAAATGGACGAGAGACAAGAGGAAGGGCGGGCGGAGATCCGTTTGCTCCACGGCTACGCGGTGGTGGAGCAGGAAACGGATGAGAACGGCCGCGTGCTTCGATGGCGGCAATTGACGGTGTCGTTCCCGATGAATCCGGGAGGCACCATGAGTTTCAGCTTTGATTTCATGAATCAGGGCGAAGTGTCTATCGGCATGAATACGAGCGCGTTGATGGGAGATGAGTGGCATGAACAAGCAGACGAAGGGCGATGACGGCCGCTACAAGGAAGTAATCGAGCAGAACGGGATACGCACGGAGATATGGCGCGACCGTGACGGGAACGTGGTGGACATCGTCAAGCGGATCAAGCAGGAAGAGGACCCGCGCACCGGGGGGCCAAAGGGCAATGAGCAGCGACGACCGGCGTAAGGGGAAACGAGATGGAAGGAAGGGCGGCGGAGAAGACGCAGAAGCAGCGGCTGTCGGGGGGCCTGGCGGAGTGGGCATGGAAGGCGGCGCTGCGCCTCGCCATGTTGAAGGAGCCGGGCGTGTACGAAGTGTGGTTGATCGTGCGAGCGGACAACACGCGGATGCTGGTGATCCAGAACGCGGAACGGCCGTACAAGCTGGAGGACCTGGGGCAGTGACGGGCGCACTCGACCCGGTGGCGCTGGTCGAAGCGTTGCTGCCGGTGGGCGAGGCGCTGGATTACTGGGCGTGGCGCAGGCTGGCGGATACGAACGACAAGCTGGCATCGGCCATCGCGACGGCGGTGGCGGCCGGCGCCCCGCCGGAAACGATCCGGCGATACGTGGTGAACCGGACCGGCCGCACGGAACTGGCGGCCTTTGTCGAGCAGGCCGCGCGGTGGCTGGCGGCGAACCAATAGGCAGCCCCCCTCTCCCTTGCCGCCAGGGTCATCGACGGCGACACACGCATTGATTCGGCCGTATGTTGGCGCGCAAACGGCCGAATTTTCCCCTCCAAAATCGGAAGTTTTCAGAGTCATTGCCTTGACTTTTCAGACCGTTCTATTGTATAATATTAAATAATATTTAATATAATTTAATATTATATAACTAGATGAGAGAGACAAGACCATGACGATTTACGATGACATCAACGAGTTGCTGGAAGACAAGACCCTCGACGCGGCGCAGGTATCGGGAATCGCATGGGGGCCGAGCCGCGGCTACCGGGTCGTGATGGACGACGGCAGCCAGAAGCAGATATCGGAAAAGGATTACCGGCTGCTGGACGACAACCTCGAAGCGATGAATGAGGCCTGGCGGCAGACGCGGAAGGCCAAGCGTTAAGAACCGAATAA